AAAAATTGAAGATCTTTACATCCTTGAAAGTCTTAATCTTGCAGCCAAAAACTCGCGCCTATATGGGGGTGCTTGTTTATTGCTTTTTATTGACGATGGGCGTCCCGCTTACATGCCTGTCGATAAACGCAACATTCGCCGCGTCGAGGAAATTGAATGCCTTGATCGATGGCAAATTGCTCCCGTTATTAACGAAGAAAACCTCTACGACTATTCAAAAGCCACTTATTATCAGATCATCTCTGGAGATTTAATTAACGAGCCGCAATTATCTTATATTCATAAGGATAGGATTTTGCGGTTTGATGGGGATTGGCTTCCTTATCGTATTCGTCAGCGGAACTATGGCTGGGGAATGAGCAGTCTTCAGACTGTTTATGACAGTTTTAGGCATTATTGGACTGGCTTAAATTCTGCAGCTACGTTGCTGACGGAGTTTGATATTTTCGTGCACAAGGTGAGGGGCTTGGCGGCGATGCTGGCGGCTGGCAAGGAAGGTGCCGTTAGGGATCGCCTGCAAGTGAATGATATGAGCAAGAGCATTTATCGCGGCTACGCGATTGATGCGGAGAAAGAGGAGCTTGAATTTATTAGCCGTAATTTTGGCGGCATTGGAGAAGTGCTTGAAAAGCTGCGCGTGGATATTATTGGCGCCAGCAAGATTCCTCATACAGTGTTGTTTGGGGAAAGCCCGAGTGGGCTTGGTTCGACGGGGCGTAGTGAAGAGCGTGATTTCGCCAAGACTTTGGCTGACTATCAAAGCACCAATTTTAAGCGGCCCATTAAGAAGCTAATGGAGCTGATCATGCTGAGCAAAGAGGGCCCAACGAATGGAAGGCTGCCTGAGTCTTGGCGCATCTCCTTCAATCCATTGTTTGAACTTAACGAGCGGGAAATGGCGGACGTGCGGGCGCGTGTGGCGGCTGTAGATGGGCGTTACATCCAGCTTGGCGTGTTGAGTCCGAAGGAAGTGGCAGATGCCCGCTATGGGGGCTCTGAATGGTCAATGGAGCTTACTTTGGATCCGTCCGTCATCCGCGAACTCCCAGCTCAGGCAGGGGGTGGTCCTAATCGGGGTGGTCAGGGGAGCTTCGCAGTACCGCCTGGCGGACGCGATCCGATGAATGAAGAGAATGGCACTCTTCCCATGGACGGAAGCCGGGAAGTAGAGGATAGCCGAGAAGATGCCGCTGGTTTATTCCTGCCGCATGACTTGGAAAAAGTGCGCGGCGATGTGGTGTTCACCGATAAAACGCTGCATTCCCAGGCGGTGAGTGCGGCCAAGGCTAAGTTCAAGGTGTGGCCTTCAGCTTATGCCAGTGGTTATGTGGTACAGCAGTACAAGCAGGCCTATAAGAAGAAGCACGGCTCACTGAGCGGCGCTTTTAAAAATGATGAAGGTGAAATCAACGCTGATGATTTAGAACAGTGGTTCAATGAAAAATGGGTGAGGATTGGCGCCAATGGTGAGATTCTTGGTCCATGCGGAGCCCGTGCTGAGAAGGAAGGTAAGCCCAAATGCTTGCCTCAGGCAAAAGCTCAAGCTTTGAGCAAAGAGGAGCGCCAAACAATTGTTGCTCGAAAGCGCAAGGCCGACCCAGATCCCGAACGTCGCGGTCCGGCTAAAAATGTGAGCAGCAAAGTGGACGCAATGGAGCCCATGAAAGTGGAAGGCCTCATTCTTTCTGACTTGGACGAAGCGGCTTTGATTTCCGCTGAGGATATTGACGCTGCATTGAACCAATGGAAAGAAGAAGCGCCTGAGCGCTTCAAGGATCTTTTGGAGGCAGAGGATGCAAAGCCTGAATGATCTCTCGCAATTCGCTGATGCCATTGTTCGTCTGGACGAATCATCATGGTCTTATTCTCCTGTTAGTGGCCGCTATCGCGGCCCTAGCGGACGTTTTCTTTCTGAATCTGCTGTGGAGGCTTTGGTTGATGGTCGAATTTCTCGCCTTAATCGCAATTTACGGCGTTTTACAAACATGCTTAGTCGAGGCGATATTACGCTTTCGCAATGGCAGGAAAGCGTCAGAGAAGCGTTGAAGCTTAGCCATGCACAAGTGGCGATTATTGGTAGTGGTGGACGAGATAGTATGGGCTCTGCGGAATGGGGCAAAATTGGTCAACGACTTCGTGCGGAATATCGTTATTTGGAGACTTTTGCTCGCGATCTTTTGGCTGGCAGTGTTTCTACTCCCATGGCTCTTGCTCGTATCAGCATGTACGGTGAGAGCGTGCGAGGCTCTTATTGGGAGGCCGTTGGAATTCGCCAGGAGCGACAGGGATACAGTTTAATGCAACGCATCCTGGATTCACAAGCGAAACATTGCCAGAATTGCCTGGACTATGCGGCAAGAGGTGTGGTGCCAATGGGCAGTTTGCCTATGCCCGGCCAGCGTTGTGCGTGTCGCTCCAACTGTAAATGTAGGGTAAAGTATCTGCGACAGCAAGCACCGGCAGTGCCCGTTTGAGCATGGACGTATTAGTTGGAAGCACGGGACTTATTGGTTCCGTGCTGCAGGATAATCACAATTTTGATCATTGCTACCATTCGCGCACTCTCCATCGTGCTCGTCTGTTGCAAGGCACGATTGACAAGCTTTATCTTGCATGCCTTCCTGCGGAGAAATGGAAGGCCAATCAAGATCCATTGCGAGACTTTGCCAACATGCAGCTTGTCGTAGAAGATATTAAGCATTGGCAATGTAGGGAGGTTATTTTATATTCCACCATTGACGTATTTAGCGATGAGAAGGATGTGTTTGAACTGCCAAAGATTGATGAAATTAATTACGGCACCACTCGTCGCATATTTGAGCTTTTAGTGAGGGAAGCTTTTCCCAGTGCAAAGCTAAGGGTTGTTCGTCTTCCTGCATTGTTCCATAATCGTATTAAGAAAAATATTTTGTTTGATTTATTGAACAACAATGAGCTTCATAATGTCAACATTGATAGCGCCTATCAGTGGTATGATCTCAATGATTTATGGCACGATACGAAGCAGGCAAAAGAAGACGGCTATCACAATTTTTTCTCCGAACCCATTGAAACAAAAGAAATTATTGAGCGGATGTTTCCGCGAGCACGAGTGGGCATCGGTCCACGAAAGGCCTACAATTTAGGACCATATTTTACTGGCAAGGAAGAGATGCTGGTCAAAATGGAGGCGTTTGTTCGTGCTTATAGGAATTAGCGCCATTGGCTGGGAAGATGAAGACGAAGATCAAATATTGAGCGCCAATGCAGGGGCGTTTAATATTTTAGAAATTGTGCCGGGCCGCATTTTCGCCAAGAATCAAGACTGGGCTGATGTGGCCAAGCGTTATCGCGAGGAATACGGCCTGTGGACGTATTCCGCTCAGGCATTATTTTTTGGCAGTAATATCACTAGTTTTGAGGACACTGAAACCACCACTGAACATTTATTGCGCGTGATTAAGCTTGGCTCCTACATGGGAATCAAGCGTTTTATTCTTGGTAGTCCAGGTCTTCGTAAGGGAAGTCCTGCATGCTTAATGAACACTTTGCGTCGTATGGATAAAATATTAGAAGCAAATGATGCCATTCTTTGCATTGAACCAGTGGCCAGAGCATTTGGCGGGCGCTATTTTCATACTGTTAGCGAAATTGTAAATTTAATTGACTACTATAATTTGCATCATGTGAAGACCATGCTTGATACAAACAATGCATGGCTACAGGGCGATAGTCCTCGCAAGATTTTGAAAAATTATTCGTCTTACATTGCTCATGTGCATGTAAGCGATACGGATAATGGTCCGCTGCTTAATAAATATGAACACCAGCAAGTTAGGAAAATGCTTGAAACGTTTGGCTATCCATTTGGCGTTGTCAGGGAATTATTTAAGGCCAAACAGAACATGAGAGAATATCCCTTGTTTAGGCAGATTTATCAATGAACTGGCGAGCCATTTCTTCAATGGCATAGATGCCTTGAATTTTGCCAGTAAAAATTGACAAAAGATTATCCTCCGTTTTAAATACAGGCGTGCGATTGGCACTTTTGTTTTTAGTTTTAGCTTTAGTAGACACGCAAGTAAATTCAAACTTGAGGAAATCATCAAAGGCAGGCCAGTATTGCTTTACATGCCGCTCCATGGCCTTCCAATGCGGTTGAAGATCTTCCCATGGCCAATGACGTTTTGGAAAGCTGGCACCTTGTGAAAGTACGCCATGCTCAACGTGGCTTAATGAATAAAGGGAAGCGGAATAGGGATAGATGGAGAAGAGGGGGCCATCAATATAGGTGAGGGCTTCAAAAGGCAGTGGTTGCTTTGGACTATAAATTGCCATCATTGTTTGCTCAAAGAAACAATCATTGGCTGGTTTTAGCAAGGCATTGTTAGTGCAATCAAAAACGAAATCATAATCTTGCTTAAGCAAAGCCAAGTCATTGCGCTCAATCTCTTCATAAACAACAATTGAATTCAAAAGAAAGTCAAAATATTTACCAGCCTTGATAGAGTTTATGAATTTTTCTTGCGTATTAAGAACGAGAGACGTATTGAGAAGAGAGTGGCTTTTTATTTCATCGTGAGGCCAATCTTTGAAAATTAAAGACAGTGTTTCCGCATCTAGCCAGCTTTCTTTTTCCGACACTGCATAGAAATTGCGAGGCACATCTTGTACGGCGTATCCATAATCTTTTATGAAGCGATGGAAAGTGGATTGACAAAGGCGCCTTGTGGCGCCGTCTCTGGCGTAGTGATAGCCATAATGCAAACGATTTTGATTGATAAGCGACGCTTCGCTAATCAACCATTCGTTCTTTTCATAGAGCGTTACTTTGGCCTCGTTCATAAACGAGGCCGCCAAATGGCAGCCAGTCCAGCCACCTCCAATAATTGCAATGGAAAGCATCAAATGTCAATGCAGAGAGTTGGCTGAACACCCTGCCAATTACTTTTGGCTTTATAAAGATCTAGCTGGGGGAAGTATTCGACGCGGCGAGGATGGCCCGTGTCATAGAAATCGGCATGACCTTGATAGTTCCATTCATCGGGCCCATGCAGTTCGGGATGATAAACATGCGTGGGTACATCGCCAAGTTTCCAGAGCATGTAGTCTTCGTTGGGCACGCCCCACTGCTTCCAGGCTTGAAGCCCCTCGCGGGACAGGTCGAAGTTTTTGATGGCAGTTAGACGATCCTTGTGCTGCATGAGATAGGGCATGCTGTAAAGGCCAACGCTCATAGATGGCGTGCCTTTCATTGCCACCTTCTTGGGCTGCTCAACAGGCAATGCGCGGACAAGAGAATTAAACCGTTCGCCAACAGTGCAAGTGTCATGCAGCAGGAACCAATAATCGCTCCACAGCTCACGCTCAACAATTTCAATGAGAGGCGTATATTCAAACGAATTTTGCTTAACGAGCAGCATCTCGACGCCCTTGTAACTACTAACGGCATCCGTCTCCCACCCGCCGTTGACAATCAGGATTTCCTCCGCCTTGATTCCCCAGCGAATCATGCTGCCAATAACCACGGGAATCGTATGTGGCGCAAAGGTTTTGCATGTGCTGATGCAAAATTTGATTTGCGGAGAGGCCATGCTGATAAATGCTGCGCTCACAGTATAAACGGCCCTTATGATGTCAAAGATTCGTTTTGACCATGGCAAAAATTCTGTATTGCGGCGATGCAAATGTTCAAACTGGTTTTGGACGAGTTGCAGAAAATCTATTGCCACACCTTGCGAAAGAGCACGAATTACACATATTGGCTGTGAATTGGTGGGGCGATGATCCCAGGCCTTCTTATGGCCATTGGTATCCTGCTGGTATCCATGGTTCCGATCCTTTCGGCTCTCATCGCATTGGCGATTTAGTGCAGCAAATACAGCCCGATCTAGTGTGGGTGACCAACGACTTTTGGATTGGCATTCAATTGTGGAACGCCATTAAGCCGCTGCAGGAATCATTGAAATTTAAGTTTTATTGCTACACTCCGATTGATTCCTACGGCATTTTTAAGGAAGTAATGCCTCCAGTGATGGAATGGGACGGAATTGGCACTTATACAAAATTTGCTGCCATTGAACTAGAGAAAGCTGGCTATACAAAGCATGTAGATATTGTCCCGCATGGCATTGATCGAGATGCATTTTTCCCGTTGGACAAGATGGAATGCAGGCGTGAACTTGGTGTGCCGGAGGATTGCTTCATTGTTTTCAATGGCAATCGCAACCAGCCACGCAAGCGCATTGATTTAACCATTAAAGGATTTATTAGGTTTGCCAAAGACAAGCCCGATGCCCGGCTATGGCTCAATATGGGAACAAAGGACATGGGGTGGGACTTGGTGCCTCTTTTTAAGCGTGTGGCGCGAGAGGAAGACTATGACCCTACTGGCAAACTTATCTTGACAAGCAAAGATTTTTCTACCAGCAATTGCCTGCCTGTTGAAAAATTAAACAAGGTGTATTCGGCTTGTGATGTTGGCGTGAACACTTGCATTGGTGAGGGTTGGGGGCTTGTTAATTTTGAGCATGCCGCCACTCGCGTGGCTCAATTGGTTCCTGACCATACAAGCTTGAAGGAGATTTTTGATGAAGTGCCTCGTATTGAATGCGTTGGCAGTGAGACGGATCGCAATTATGGCCTGGAGCGACCCTTGCCGTGCCCGGAGAGCATGGCTGAACTATTAACGAGATACTACGAGGATCGTGCAAGCCTGGATAAGGCTGCAAATTGGTGCTACCAGCGTGTTTGTAGCGAAGAGTATGAATGGCCGGTGATTGGCCAGACAATGCTGGAAATTGTTGAGCGTCTTCTTAGCGCCGAAAAAAAAGAAGCGTTTAAAGGCTTTGGCACTCCCGCCAAGATTGATTGATAACCATGCAAATTTCACAAATCTTTTTATCAACTGACAAAGAAGAAAAGCTGAGTTCTTTTCTGGAATATGCCACCGGCACCATTGATAATGTCTTTCCCAATGCGGAGCACATTATTTATAACAATGAAAGCCTTCGCGCTTTCATTGAACAGCATTATGACAAGGAGGTGGTATGGGCTTATGACAGTTTGAAGCCATTTTCTTACAAAGCCGATCTTGGTCGTTTTTGCTTATTAAATATTTTCGGCGGATGGTATTTTGATATTGCCATTAGGGCTGTTAATGCTGTAGAGATTGGTGATCGTATTGAATTTCTTGCTTTCCGTGATATTCAACGCTTTAGCTATACAAGCTGGGCTTGCGCTACCACTGTTCTCTATTCCAAACCCAATAATGCGGCCTTGCAAACTGCCATTGAAATGATTGTGGCGAATTGCGTCGAGCAATATTATGGCATCACACCATTGTGTCCAACTGGTCCGACGTTGCTTGGCAAGGCGCTTGCTTTCAATGGAAGCCAAGCTAATTTCATCTATGGTGACTATCTGGAGCTAACGCCCACTCATCAGCAGAAGAACAGGGCTTTTATTCTTCCTGATGGCACGATCATGGCATGGAGCAAGCCATCTGGTGGTGGTGACTTGACGGGGGTAGGGGCGAAGGGCGTCAATAATTACAATGAACTGTGGGCTGCGCGTGATGTTTATGCAACCGTTTGATTGCACCATTTATGCTGTCTGCATTGATGGGGAGGAGGTGCGTTACGAGGCCAAGAGTGAGATTATTCCCATTCTTGGCGGGGCATGGGCCATTACTGATGAGAAGCGCGATGCGCTTCGGCAAAAGGGCTATGTATTTGACAATGAAGGAGGTTATATGTCTGCATTGAACGAACGATGGGGAGAACTAACGTGCGTGCAATGGATGCTGCTTAATGCAGAAGAAAAGAACATTGGCAATGCTCAATATCGTCGCAATTGGATTGAGCCTCATGATGAATGGTATGCGGACGATACGTTGTACGTGCCGGAGCCTGCTGTTTTTGCTTGCTCCCTAGAGCAACAGTTTTATGGCGGCCATCGTGATTTCGATGCTCCTGCCATCACTCGCGAACTGGCCGATAGTGGCCAGTGGGTGTTTAGTCGGAAAGAAATAGACGCAGTGTGGCATCAGAATTTATTTATTGGATGTAACATGGCGCGTGGTCCAAAACGAGAATACAAAGAATTTATGACTGTTCTTTTTCACGCTCTCATTCCTATTTGGGAAAAACATAAAGACCGTTTTCTTTCCATTGAAGGATATGACAAGCGAGCAATTGCCTTTATTGCGGAGCGCATTATTACGGGCTTGGTTTTGCATCGGGACAGGATATTGCCTAATGTAAAAATTGCAACGGCTCCGATAGGATTTATTAATTGATTATGCTTTAAGAAAGCATTATTGCCATGACCAGAAAAGAAAAGCAAGCCAAGGTGGCCAAGGTAATGCGCGAGTTTAAAGCTGGCACATTAAAGGGTAGCGACAAAAAACCTATCACTAATCGTAAACAAGCGATTGCCGTGGCTTTGTCTGAAGCTGGCATGAGCCGTCAGGGCAAAAGCGATGAATATTGGGACAACTATTTCATGACCCTTATTGGGAAGGAAGAAGAAAATGAAATGGAAGGGCCCGATGATGAAGAGGAGATGGATGGCTCCTGCGGAAAAAAGCGCTAAGGGGTGATGCTGAGAGCTTCGCCCCTCCTGCTGCAGTGAGGGCCGCCGCAAGGCGCGGTCTTGAACTGCGGAAGAAGTATGGCAGGGGCGGATTAACCACTCAGGAGGCTGGCAAGCAGGGCATTGGCAGCGGCGTGGCACGAGCTGGTGATTTGGCCGGTGGTAGCAAAATTAGCCTTGAAACTATCAAGCGTATGTCTGCTTTCTTCTCTCGCCATGAAAAGAACAAAAGTGGAGGAGAAAGTGATGCTGGCTATATTGCGTGGATGCTTTGGGGCGGGGATGCTGGTAGGTCTTGGGCTCGGCGTATTATTAAGATGATAGAAAGTCGCCAAAAAGACCAATGAGCGAGTATGTGCGTGTGATTGAAGAAGAAGACGAGGGCATTGGTCTTATGAAATCATTGGCGCTCCTTTCCGCCAATGAACATCGCAATACTTCCCGGTGGGAACTTGTTGAAAAACAATGCTTCAAAAACGGACGCCTCGATGAGACGCATATTTACGTGGTGAGCGTTTACGAAAAGCCCGATGATCATTTTGAGCCTGCAAAATTTTTAGTTTTTGAGGCCGAGGCAATTGCAAAAGCTTATGTGATGGAAGGCGTAGAGCAGCAGCTTCGCGAGATTCGCGGGGAAGATGACGAAGACGAAGATTAATTCTTTGTATGGGCAATGAAAGATGGATAGCCCATGAGCCACAATACACTGATTCCATAGAGGCCGCTAAGAGTGCGTATTTGCACGCAATCTGGCGCAAGAGTAGCGCGTTCAATGCGCGAATAGGAGCTTTGACTGATATGGAGTACTTCAGCCACGTCTTTTTGTGATAGGCCACTATTGAGACGAGCGTCTTTTACTCGTTGAGCAATAAGCTGCCGCGCCTGATGGTGCGGCATTTTAAGCACGTCCGCGTTGCCCCTTGCAAGAAACATCATGCCGCTAGTCTAAATTGCATAGGCTTTTTAATTGTAATAAGAATTATTTGGTAAAGTATATCTATGAGCACCATCTCTTATCGGTACGATTTCTCGCCAATTGAGAAATACGAAATGACGCCAGAAGGCTACCTTCGGGCGTGGGCTTCGATTGCTCGCACTGGCGTTCAGCTCTACACAGACGCTGATGGCTCAGTCCGTCGTGAATATCGTCCCGCTATTGAAAA